TGGCTTTCTGCTGCTCCTAGATGAGCATTTGCAATAGAGTTCCATTTTTGCTGGCCTTTTGAACCTGACGAATGTTGAGCTAAATGTCCAGCGGCACGCGCAGCAGCTTCATGCGCTTTTGCAGCAATTGAATGCTTTCCAGCAGCATCTGCTCGCATTGCAGCAGCAGTTTGTTTTGAGACTTCAGCTTTAGCACTTTCTTTATCTGCTTTGCTTCCGTCTCCAGCAACCCAACGACCATTTTCTCCACGTTCTTGGTCTTCAGAGTATTTAAAGACTTTGTTTGTAGGTGCTGCTCTACCTGCTGCATCTGCTTTTTGAGCAGCATCTTTGTATTCTTGTGAATCAACGCCTTTGTCTTGTACTACTTCATGAGCATTTGTGTGAGCTTTTCCTGCGTCTTTATGTGCTTGACGTTCTTCTGGAGTTTTAGCACCGAGTAATGCAATGCCGTGCTGTGTTGCTTCATGACTGTGATAATCCATTGCTGACCACCGGTCAGATAAATGTGCTTCTGAATTGCCGCCACTTCCACTATCGTCACGAGCTTGGTCTTCATCATATTTGACAATTTCCAGTACTGAACGTGCTTTTTCACCTTCATGACCGCCTCTTTTAACTAGGCGTTCAAGATACTTAATAGTTTCTGGGTCTAACTCTAGAGCCATAGCGTAGAATCTCCATTCTCGTGCTATTGTTCGTCTAGTTTGATTATAACATTTGTTTGTTTACCAACCGTGACCACAACCATTTTGGTCTGGTACGTAACCAGTAAGCCCTGAAGCGGCTTGTATTCTTTCGGCAATAAGTACTTGCGCTTCTGGTGTAGCAGTGTATTCTGCTCCAAATTCCCATCCGCCGTACTTCATCCAGTTTGTTTCCATAATGCCTAATCCACCTGAATAAATAAGTCCTCTAGTACGCCAATTGCCACCTGTTTCGCAAATGTTGACCTTTTCCCATTTTGCCATTGTGGCCGCTGGTATTACTGGATTTTGTGGTACTTCTCTTATTATTTTGACCACTGTCGTTGTGGTAGTTGTTGTTGTTGTTGTAATTGTGTCACTGCCTGCGCGTGGCGCTACAATGATAATTCCAATCAACGCTATTGCTAATGCTAAAGCTTTTGTATAATTCTGCATCTTTGTTACTCCTTAGTATCACCGTCATGGCTTAAGTCGTTTCACTTATTTGCAGGCTTTCCGCTATACAGCGGTAATGCCTTCGTCCTACTTTTTTGTTACTTACCTGGAATCATGCTGTTTGCGCATTTCTTCAAACGAGAAGAAAGTGCTAAAGCTCCTTCTTGAGAAAGAAGACCGAATGTAGCGCCTGCTCCTGTATAGACAGCAAGAACAATTGCATTTTGGTCTTCAAGTTCTACAATTTGGACATCAAACTTAGCAACAAGAGGATACACTGGTAACGGCCATTGCATTTCTGGTTCTGCTTCGGGTGCTGTCTCTGGTGTTTCTGCATCAAATGATTCTAATGGCTTGCCTACTTCTTCAAACTCTTTGTTAAGAGCTTTTGTAAGAGCGTCTTCCAATGGAACACTTACATTTTCTTCATCTGTCATATTTCTCCTAATAACGAAGATAGACGATTCGTCTACCTATTCCTTCTGCAAATTCAATTACATTCTGTGTTTCATCGTCAAGAACTTCTCCGATGTTTACTACAAATACGCGGTCACAGATTTCCACGCAGTCTTTTTTCATCTGGATTCTTCGGTCTTTGTCAAACTCTTTTTCTCCAGCAAGTCGAATAGGAATTGAGTTTGAGTGAGTAATGTCAATAACCGATGCCGCTATATCCTCTTCTTCAGCACTTTCTGTAGCTAAGATGAATGTTACCTTATGCCTATCAAGTGGTAAAGCGTCAATTTCTAGCGTCCAAATGTCTCCTTCTTTTGACGCCTTCCTCCATTTTGCAAAGCGTGAGAACAGAAATTGTTTGTATTCTGCTCCCACTACTTCACGAAATGTTGGTGCTCCTTCATCGGGTGAACCGTTAAAAAGAACATTTAGGCGAGTTGTCATGCAGCAAGCAATCTTTCTGCCATAGCATTACGCATACGAGCGCCGTTGCCATTGGTGATTGAGTTGTATCGTGCATGTGCGCTTCGGTAGTTACGGTGGTGGTCAAAGTACTCGGTTACTGCATTAAGTCCGCCCCATGCCGTATTCTTAAAGTCATCACCGATAAGGTCACTAAACTTAAAGACATCAAGAATGTCATTTGTAATCTTTGTTTTCTTTTCTTGATTATCAGTAATTCCATTAAGAGCGTCCATTGTAAGACGAGCTAGTTCATTTTCACGAAGTGATTTAGCAACAAGCTCATCTCCGGTCTTTTGCAACCATGAACCGTAATTAGAAATAAGCTTAAGTTCTTCTTCAACAACTTTTAGTTGGTTTGTCATAGTTGACAAGTGACGAACAGACCAAGACTGCTTTGTCTCACGACTAATAAGTGCAAGTTGGTTTGTGCACCAAAGTCTAATCGGAGTAATTTCTGTCTTGTCGGCACGTGTACCGTCGTGAGATGTTGTAACAACAATGTACATTTCAATTGGGTCTTCACCGGCAATAGAAATCTTGTCGTTAAGACGAAGAGAAGCGCCTACTCGACGGCCTCCCTTAAGCTCAAAGACTGAGTCTAATGTGGCAGCACCTGAAGCAATAAGTCCATCGACATGACTAAGAGCAGCAGCATTGTCGCAAGGAACATAATCGCTTCCTACACGCCCAAGCATTTGTTCTGTGTCTGTTCGTACCGTTGCAAATGAATTCTTCATTCCTGTGTATTCGCCTTTGCTGGTTCTAAAATAAGTCGGACGAACCTCAACCGACCAGTTTAGATTATGCATTTCCAAAGCTTCTCTTACTGAGGAAACTTTGTTGGCGTCATACCCTACCTTCTCAAGCGTTGCTAGCATTGCTTGTCCTACCTCTCTTTTTCGTTATCTGCACATGCAGAATGTTTGCTTTTGTTAACGCGAATTGCTTAGTAAGCGAGTACGGAGTGGTTACCGTCGGATTAAAAGTAAAGATACCCTTCTCTTCATTGGACGAAACCACATCTTCGTCACGAAGAGACTTTCGAGAAAAAGCCAAAGTCTTACTCATATCTTTCGTCCTCATACTCTAATTTTACTACATTAAGGCTCAAGTACCGTGATTTTTTCAAAACCTTTGAAAAGTTTTACAGTACCGTCTTCAAATGTGACTTTTGCAATAAGATTATGGCTTTTACACACTACGCAAGCCACAATTCCGTGCGGAGTCACATCGCCAATTAAAAGTTCTGCTGGTCTGATTTCCATTATAGCCCCTCTCGAGCAGCGCAGTCAGGACCAAGACCACGGTGCAAAGATGTTGGTACAGTAAGCTTCTTACCGCAACGAGCGCAACGACCACTTTTTATTGCGTATGCTTCTGCATTTTTTAAGAATTCTTCATGAGCTTCGCCTAGACCAGCTTCTGTTTGGGCAATAGCCCAAAGAACTTGAGCAGCCTTGACGATGCGGCTTTCATTTCTAAACTTGCTCCAGACGTGAATGCCCTTAGCGTCTACAAATGCAAAGCCAGCGTAAGAAGTTTCGTTGTCTGCGCCAATTAAGTATGAAACCATGAACTTTTCTGCATCTTTGATGAAAGAAGCACGGTCTACACGAAGTGTAATGTAGTTGTCTTCGCCAAGAACAACAGTGTAAGTACCGAGTGGAATAGAAGCTTGCTGAGCAACTTCTGCTTCTATCACTGGCTTTTGAACTTTAATTTTTTTGAGTTCCTCAATGAGAACACTTGCCTGAGCTTTTGTCATGCCGTCACTTAAACGAACAGTTGCAACGCTTACGTAAGCATGTACAATGTTTTTGCGTGCTTCATAAAGAGCACGAACATAGTTGACTTGAGCTTCAGTAGCAGGAACGTCCATCTTGCGGTCGTATGCTGCTTTACTTTGAGCTTCCTTAAGGGCGTTAATGTAACGTGATGCGCGACCTTTGTTTATTTGGACTCCGCCGTCTCGAGCAATTTCATCACGAATCTTCATGACCCAAGAAATTCCAGTCAAAGAACTAGAGTTGGCCAACTTAGATACGTAAGCAACTTGGCGCTCAGTTGCTGGATGTAAATCCCGGTGGTCTGAAAGATAAATCGTCATAACATCTCCTTTTTTAACGGGTTACCCCGACATAGATAACTATAACACATCTATACAAGAAGAGTACAATACTACAAAAAAACTTTTATGCTGCTTTTTCTAGTACCTTATAGTGGTTAGTGACGTTTATCACTCTTTCGCGGTCTCCTGTAAGTTCACCTTTAAGTGAGCCAGGATTTCCACTTAAAGAAGCATAGAGCCACTTACCAAAATACTTACCACAATCAACCGTGACTCCCTTACCCCAACCAGCAGTAAGCGCGCTATATTTCTTGTTTGGCTCAATTAACCAGTTGTCTGGGTAACCCATAAGACGAGCAACTTCTCTATGCGTGATAGTACGATTTTCTGAGTAGTGAGCAGTATCGGTACCGCCACTTCCAGTAATTACAGGTGCTGTGTGGTCTGGACGAAGACGGCTTGCATTGTGCCAACCAAAGTCCCAGTCTTTTTCAATGTATGTTTCATACGGCTTAAACATTTCTGGAAGCTCAACGTCGTTGTCGTAAAGTTCTCTCATAAGTTTTGCGTAGTCTTTTCCTGGAGTCCAGTATCCTGTTTCAAGAAGAAATTGAATTCGTTGCGCTGCAAGATTTTGGACATTCATATGACCGTCAACTTTTTTTGCACGCTTTTCTTTTGCCCACTTTGATAGCGGAGCATTTACATACGATTGCGGTTCCCATTGAAGATTTAATCCTTCAAGGTCTCCAATTGCTTGCTTCACCGTTGGAAGTTCTTTTGGATTAGGCAATTCAACTCCGAATGGTACTCGGTGAGCAACAAACATGTAACGACGTCGCAATTGAGGAGAACCCATTGAACGAGCAGAGTGAAGAACATGCGTAAGGTCGTACCTTTGGCCAGTTAAAGTTTCCAAATGACTGCGAAGGTCACGCATTAAATCAAGACCAGATGTGTATGCGCCTTGAACAGATTCAAATGCAAAGATAGGAGGCGCAGTCTTTGCTGCAAACTCTGTGATTCCCCACATGCATGCGTTTGCTTTAGAGTTAATACCTCTAAAACTTTTTGACGAAAGAAGACTAAAACCACTGCACGGTGGATTGCCAATAATTAGTTCCGCATCAATTGGTTCCCAGTCTTCATACGGCCCAGATTGAGTCTGCCAATTGTTACCAAGAATATGTCTATTGACTTCCATATTCTGAGCTCCAAAAGCTCCTTGCAATTCTTTCTTACCAACTAATTCAAAGCCACTTTGTTGGACTCCTAAAGCAAGACCGCCAGCAAAACAGTGGACATCAACAAATCGTAAAGTCATGGTTATTCTTTCTTATTCTCCTGCACATACGTCCTTAGTACATTTCACTGCAACATCATCAAGAGCTCGTTTACAGACTTGGCATTTGTTTCCATTGTCGTATCCGTCACTTTGCCTTTTAGCATTAAGTTCCATCTTTGCGCGGTAGCGACGTTCCCATTCCTCATCCGTGCATCCCATAGCCACGGCAAGATTGGCAAGGAAGTGGGCAACGTCAACTAATTCACCAATTGCTGCATCTCGATTGACTCCACCTCGAGTTTTAGCCCATGGCTTCCACTGTACTTCTCCGAGAAACTCGGACACTTCATCAGAAAGAGCAACACAGTTCCAAATAACAAAATCAGCAAGAACATCTCCTTCAAGAGATGCTGGGTCTGCACCGTAAGAAGCTATTTGCAACTCACGAGTTTTTTCAAGCCAATTCCAACTCATCCACCGTCTCCTCTGTCTTCTTTTCTTTTTTAACTTTTTCTATTGCTGTCTCTGGAATACTCATGGTTGTTATTTGTTTTACATGAGTAAAGAAAAGACGACCGTCATTACCTCTAAACTCTGTAAACTTTATACCCCATTCGCCTTCTTCTACATCACTAGAGCACCATTCACAAGCAGATGCTATAAAGTAATTTGGAGCGTTTCCTGTTGAGCCACGAAGATAGCTCAATATGAAATACATTCTTGAAGGTTCTGGGCATTGAGAACATTTTGCAAGAGATGCGACGGCGCATTCTCTACACGTAATTCTTTCGTCTCCAAGTACTGCCCAAAACTGTTGCTTTGTTTTTTTAAGATGCTCGCACCGTAAAGGAGGAGCATTTAGACTAAGAAGCTTTGTGAATTCAATTAACTCACCACTGATGAGATGTGCCACAATTCCAGCCTCCTTCTGTCAGTAAGTCATGAACTAGTTTTATTGATTGCGTGTGGTCAAGAAGATAAGACTTTTCACCTTCACTTGCTAACCATTCTTGAAGACTACGGACTCGTTTGTTGAATCCAACAATGATGTCTTCTTTAATTGGCTTACCGCCATTACGACTATAGATTCTTTCAAGACAAATCTCAGGAGAAGTATCTAATGTAGCCCATACCCAATTCTGGTCTGACATTTCTTTACGAATGTTAAGCCAACTATGCTTTGAACCTGACACTAAAACATTTTCAAAGAAGACGTGGCCTTCTTGTGAAAATCCTCTTACCATTGACTTTAAAGACTCAAATAACACACTGTCTCCACCACCGGTGTATTTTCCAATGATGTAAAGACCGCCAGGAAGTTTCCAAGCATTTGCTTTCTTTTCTGCTTCAGTAAAAAAATTCGGGTCAAACATCGGTTCAGCATCATGGTTATCAATTAACCAATGATGAATCGTAGTTTTTCCTGACCCGTTCCCTCCTCTTAGGTTAAGAATCATATTTCTCCTTTTGGAGCTTCCAATCCCAGTAGATATTTTTCAAATGCTGGATTTGCGATAGCTCGTGGCCTTTTATTTCTTAATACATCTAATGCAACAGGCCCACTTACTTTTTTAATACGCATTATTGTAAGAGCAACAATGAGCCCGCTTCTATTTCTTCCTGCTCGGCACATTACAAGAGTTGATGGAACTCTTTCATATACCCAGTCAGCAAGTTCTTCAATCACATCTGGAATCTTTTTACCGTCAGACAATGGAACATGCTTATAGTCAATTTCATTTTGACCAAGAAGCATTGTGTCTCCTTGCGGATGAACAGAAAGAACAGATGTAATGCCTAACTCTTTTAATTCTGCAACTGCTTGCTGAGTTGTTAAAGCAGAATTAAGTCGTCCTCTTATCCATAGACCGTCAAGTACTTCAATTGCTTTCATCTGGAATCCATCCGCTAATCTCACGTAGATATTCGTGAGGAAAAAGTTCTTTTCTTAATTCAAAGATTTGATTTGCATCAACATCATTAAAGTTTGGCCATGATTGAATCTTTTCAATGTGATTGAATTCAGAATTCAACGGCTTACCTGGAGGATACTTTCCTTCTAAGTGTTGTTTAAAGTCACAAAGTAAAACTTCAAATGTGTACATATCAGGAATACCAGCGGCTTCCTTATAATAAGGGTACACACTTGCCGCAAACTTGTTCACAGTAATTCCTGCTGCTTTAGACTTATCACGGTTAAGTACTTCATCATGCTCAGGATAAAGATACGAAAGAGCTAGCCGTGGAGACCAGTCTCCTCCTTTACCTGCTCTAATGTCTGGCATTTCTGCTTTAATAACATCAGAACGACGAAGAGACTCAAGCAATTTCATTCCAGCGTACCGTCCAATAAAGCGAACGTCTTTTAGAGAAGACCAAAGTGTTTCATAATCTGCATCTGCAATTCCAGGAAGAGTATTCATTTCCCATTTTGCATACGAGTTTAGATACTCCGCCATCTTCTTTGGACTACGGCAAGGTCGACGTTCTTTACGGACAGGAAGACCTGCCCAGTTTGCAGCAAACCATTCGCTAAGTGTATCTAAGTCTAGTGCTGATGACGGAGTAGT